ATCCTTTTGACGGAAAGATGCAACCGCAAGTTCTCGTCCAGTAAGAAGTCCGACAAACACCCAAGTCGTTGACATCGGAATGTCGTTCATTTCTTTGAAAATGTAAAGAACGATAAAGTAGAACAGGTCAATCAGAGTTGCCGACCGAACATACTTTGTATTTCTTTTTTGCATGACAATTTCCTGAATCTTGCCACCACGCTTTTGTAGCATCCACGCAAGACCAGCGACGAACACGATGGAGATGATCACCATAACCTCCACTGGAATCTGTCTCGGCATAAACACAGCAATGTTTGCCATATCGTGACTCAGCCAAGTCCACCACAGGAAGCCTGTCGTGATCCACTGTCCGACCGACCACCACTTCTTGTGTGAGTCCTTGATCGACTTACCCTCGTCTATCACACGAGTCAGAGCAAACCAGATCAGGTAGGCAGCAACGCCAGCCACGGCATATCCTAGCATAGACTTCATCAAAACTTTTTGTAAAACAAGAGTTGATGCGAATGCGGAAAGCACAAGAAATGAAGTTGATACAGGAATACCGAAACGAGTGAGTAGCAATAGGACTGCTGGTGCGAGTGCTTGATACCACTCTACTCCCTCAAACGGAATCTTGTTGAGTCTGCCATATGAGATATCACCATCGTATGCCCACCATCCATACCAGACTGCAAAGAGAAGAACCGCAGAGGCATAGCCCCACATAATCTTCCAGTTTACTTTTCTGTTGCTCGCAATCCAAGTTCCAAGCGTCTGAATCGAATCATTTGCGATGACGCTGTAAGCAGCGAGAAGAAAGCCAATCCACATCCAAATCGTGATATCACTCATACATTTCACCTCCAATTATCACACACATAATATAGCAAAGATATGATTAAGATTCAACAAAGACAATGTTTTTATTGTATTAATAAAAAACCCCCAGCCGAAGCCGGGGGTTTTTCTCTGATGGTAATAGGTATCAGAATGAGAATCGAAGTCCGAAGCGAACTCCTTCGTCACGATCATCATATTCAGCAATAGCCGCAACACCATCTCTAAACTCACACTTACCACCAACGGTAAACGTGGTTTCATCAAGGTGATCGTATTCGACACGACCATAACCGGAGAAGGTATCTTCCACGGTGAAGACAACACTTTCAAGAGCGGCAGTCCACTCACCATTGTCGTCAGTGTAAGCGATGAAACCATCGTCCCACGAAACATCAACGGTCCAAAGTTCCATTTCCTCACCAACGAAACCAAATCCGAGGGCACCGAGTTCGGCACGACCACCGTATGTCACGGAGTCGGAGTCGAAAACGTCATCACCCACGATATCAAAATCGAAGGAAACATCACCAGCATCAAATCCGAATGATGCACCACCAGCACGACTCTCGATGAGTCCATAAGTGGATGATTTGGTTAAACCATAGGTGTAACCAGCCTTAGATGTTTTCATTTCTTGGCTAAAGTGCCGCTTGAAATAACCCACGGTAACATCAAACAAACCGAAATCTGCTCCAACATGAGCGTCATACAGTTCGATGTCATCGAGATTGTCGTTGGTATCGAAAGCGAAACCATAGACTGCACCCTCAGACTCACCGTATGCACCAAGCACCAAGCGAGTTTCGAGTGTTTCAACACCGTCAATAACGGTCACGGCAGTTTGACCTACACCGCTAAATTCGATATCTCCCGCTGCGGTAAGGGCAGAAAGACAGATTGTAGATGTAAGAATGCTCATATTAGCCTCCAACTCCAGTTACGAGATCAAATACTTTCTCCACTGCATCGACGAACCAAACCACACCTTTCCAAGCGAATGGAAGAAGGGCAAGGGTGACGAGCATGGAACGGCAGATGCCGAAACGACCAAGAAATTTGGTCATACAGTCTGTTCCACACGGTGCGGAACAACTCTCATTTTGGGTTTTTGTAGCCATATAATTCTCCTTATGTTGGCTTATGAGGTCAAATCGACGACCTCGCATGAATCACCTGAACATGCAAATGTTTGAGTTCCAGATGTATTGTCTGTTTCCTCATAACTAGCAAGTTCAGACCAGTCAACTCCGACTGGCATCTCACTCAATAGGTTTATGTAGGTTTCCTCATCACAGTCTTGATAAGGAGCCTGACGATAACTATGGTCAGAGTGTGGGAGGAAAGAAATACCCGAAACTTGATCGAAATATTTCCAAACCCACGATCCAACCTCCATCCACTCGTCCTCCTTGACGGTGATGGTAACAGATGGTTTATGTTCACACCAGTAATTTTGGTATGTTCTCCACATTTCAAGTTGCTCCAGTGCGGTCATGTCAGTTCGACATGTGGCATTATCTGGGGATTTAATGGGGAATGAGAAAACCATCGTATGATCCGGTTTCATAACACACGGTTCAGCAGGGAATCCCTTGTCAATCATAAATTTACACAGGGGATCCTTGATGTCCGCTCGGACTGTCCGGATGTAATATGGGCTGTGTCTCGCATGAATACCTGAAGCAGCGTCAACGAGTTGTGAGACCGTGCCTGAGGGTTTCACGCAAGTCACTGAAGCGGACTGGTTGATACCAATCTTTTCAGCGAATTGTTTGTTGGTATCAACTGATTCTACTCGAAGATCCGTGAGTAATTCAGCGAGTCCCAAAGTCTCTCCGCTCGTCAATGGACAATCCATGATTCCCGTCAGAGACACACCAAGCAATCTCTCCTCTTCGCAGTTCTTTTTCCACACCGAAGAGAGATACTTAAAGTTTGTTAATGTAGATTGCCAAGTCCCCAAGATTGTCGCAAGACGAACCTTTCGCATGAGGGATTCTTTGTCATCTTCAACTCGAATGACAACCTCCGAAAGATTACAGAATTCTTTGTCTCGTAGGATAATCTCTGAACACGGGTTTGTCCCGAATTCATAATTTGAGCCACGACCAACATGATCGTCACCACGCAATTCTTGAACAGATGCAACTTGATCTACCGCTGCCTTTCTATTGAACATACCCCGCTCACCGGACTTGCTCTTGTAGAGCGAAACCCATTCATCCATAAAAGTGCCAATCTCGGGACGTTCTTTGTATGCGACTGAGTTGTTTGCTAACGCTCTCTGAGGATTGGCATCCCACCATTGTCCGGTCTTTGCATCACGCATTCTTTCATCCGTGAGCGAAGAGAGAGAAATCAGGGCAGAGCGACGAACCCCACCAACAACTACAATTTCAGCAATCTTACAGACGATATCGTGGACTTCGATTGAATTAAGTTTGCGACCTGCGGCTTTACTGAAAGAATCCACCGTGAATCGGAATAAGTCCTCAAGGGGTTCTGGTCCAGACGCTCGACCGCCGAATGTCTTAAGTCTCGCTCCAGCAGGTCTAACTTTTGATAAGTCCCATTGTGGAATCTGACCGTTAACGAGTAACGAGACGAGTTCACGATATGCTTTCGACCAACCAAGTTTGCTGTCTTGGACAACAATTGTAGTGTGGCTGTCGCTAAATTCTTCAGCGAGAGTGGGCAATTTGTTGACAAAATCTCTTTCAACACTGAATCCGACTCCTGTTCCGCACATAAGGACATACAAAATCTCATCAAAAGATTTCAGATTGTTCATTGCAACGAACGAACAATTGTATCCAGCGACATTCTCTCTTTCCAAAGCGGGGCCTGCGGTCATCAATGCACGCATGGATGGCATCACTTCGAGGTTAAGAACTGCTGATCTAAGTTCCTCCACGACTTCTTTATCTTCCACATAATTGTGATTGTCTTTTAGATGGTTTTCAAAGAAAGTAAAGTAGCGATCTACTGTTTCTTCCCATGTTTCACGACGATTTTCATTCTCTAACCACCTGCTATATCGACTAAGATGGATAAAGTCCTGATAAGAACTTGGTAAACTCATATAGTATTTTCTCCTGTTTTTCTGAATTGTCTCTTATGTAGTTCAGTTTGTCAAGTGTTTCCACGAAACTGGGAAGTAAGGTTCAATAATATTTCCAACTGCTTCTGAATATTCTCGAATCTCCCACTGAGCATGATCATCCATGCGTTGCTTGTAGAATCTTGCGTACGCAGCGAGTGATCCTGTCCAATACCATTCGGTGTACATCCCCTGTGGAAGAACAAACCTTGCTTGTTCGGGTGCAATACCCTTTTCAATCAATGTGTTATAAACGTGAAGAGCCTTTTCATATGACTCTCTGTAAATGGCATCAAATAAATTCGTTTTAGATTCTTCTGCAATAAACTCATCGCTCCCTTGCTTCGCACCATCTGTTGGTTTACCTCTCCATGTGGGAGAGTAAAACTCTGGTTCATAAGAAACATAACGACGGCTAATTTCATTCTCAACAAACCCCTGTTTGTGTTTGAAGAATTGTGTGCGAATCGAAACTGGTGCTTTGATTCGCAGTGTAATTTGTGGGTGTGCAAACGGTGTCCAGTGGTTGTGCTTTGCAAGATAACGAATAAGTCTTTCGTCTTCTTTTTTCAGCAACCGCACATCATCTTTTGTATGGGGACATCCATTCAATCTTTCAATTGCATCAAAGTCTAGTCCCCACTCAGATTCTTTGTTAAACGAGACTCTTGCGGCATTACACACGGTGAGATCGGTTCCCATGCGATCCATAAGTTCCACATGTCCTTTGTCTAAAACTTCAATTTTCATCAATCGTCTCCGTCGCTTTTTAACATAATGTAAGTAAATGTAATTATCCCTAAAAATACGAGAGATAAAAGAATTGTTTCTACTACTGGCTCACTCATCTTCATCCTCCTCGTCAACATAATTAAATTCTACACCTTCAACGTCAGTGAAAGTTTTTGCATAATCAACTGCTCTCTTGTGTAAAGTTTCGTCCATTTCTTTTACATACTCTGCATAGTGTGTTGAAAATTCAAACACCGCTTCTAAAAAGGCTCTGGCTTCATCACTCATATTTTTTTCCAGTCTTTAATTTTTAAAACGGCTTCTAACCCATAGTATGAGTTTTCCATAATAATTTCTTCTGGGTTTAGTCCGGCAAGTACCATCTCATTAACATCTTTTTCTTTAATGGTGGAAGGCCAAAGACAAACACTCATCCCTGCATCGACAAGTTTTTCGTAAAAAGAAACGATCTGTGGATTTCTTGGTTCATTGTCAAGTGCGTAAATAATTTTCGAGTCTTTGATTCTGTCTGGAAGATCAATAATCGCACCCGCACCAACGAGAGCAACCGCATTAGAAAGAAACAAAGAGTCAAGAGGTCCTTCTACCACGACAACTGGTAACTCTGGATTCACACCGTACAAATTATACCAAAGTTTATCAACACTCTCTGGTTTAGCAGTAAAGTATTTTGGAGTATTTCCGTCTGTGATTCTTCTTCCTTGTGCGGCATAAACATTTTCTTGTTCATCCAAGAAAGGAATCACAAGCCGTTCCTCTTCAGGATATGAACATGAATCGTTAACATGAATTTTTGCGAATGAATCAAAGTTCTCTGTGTGTAAAAGATTCTTAAAATGTTTCTCTGGAATCTTCCTGTCCTCAACAAACTTACGACATGGATGATCTTTTTCTAGAAGATCAATGGATGACATATTAACTATGCCTCTTTCTTTAGTTTTAAATGGCACAAAATTCATATCTTCTATGTTTACCTTTTTCTTTCTTTTCTTTCTTCCAGAGAAACTTTCGTTAAAAGTTTCCATTTGATATTCTTGTGCAAGACTTGGTGCGACCTTCTGTAAGAAGTTTTTTATGTTACTACCAAAACCACAATTATGACAACGATAAAAGAATGAATTACTTTTTGAGTAAAAATAACCCCGACATTTTGTTTTATTCTTTTGTGAGTCACCGCAAACTGGACATCTACAATTAGCAAGTGTCGAGGACTTCCACTTGAATCTGCTAAGTTGACCAGACACCATGTTGATGAATTTTTTGTCGATGAACTCAGACATTAGAATTTCCAGTTAGAAACTTCTTCACCTTTTTTACTAAACTTACTTGGTCTAAAATCAAAGCCATTTCCTGCAACATTACCACTCTCGCTATTTGCTTCAGAAAGATCATCGTATTCCTCTCGTTTAACATCACTCAATTTCATCTTTGATCTATCAATTCCAATAATAAACTTTCGATTTGCGGAGGCACTATTGTAACGATTCTTAAGTTGTTTTACAAGGACTTGTCCCATTTCTTCTAGTTCTTCTGTGCTTGTAATCGCAAACATAAAGTCTGCTGTCTGTGGCAAACCAAAAGACTCAGCAGTATCTTCAAGTCCAACGTCACTACTCACAGAACCAGATCGGTTCAACTGAGTGGCAGTAAAGATTGGAACGTTATATTCTCCCGCAAGTCCTCGAAGTTCCTCTGCAATCGCTTTGACGAATGTGTAAGAGTTTACACTTCCGTTTGCTTTCAGACGAGATGAAGAACAAATGTTAATATAGTCGATGAAAATAATTTCAGGTACAAAACTTTTCTTTAACTTTAACTCTTCTAACAACACACGAAAATGATTTGCATTTGCCGTTGAGGTTGGATATTCCTTGATAAGCAATTTACCTTTGACTTTCTTTTTCAAAGTTTCAATCTTCTTATCATAAACCGCACGAGGCAATTCACGAAGATCACCGACTTGAGTGTCCATCAGGTTTGCGTCAATGCGTTCTGCGATTCTTTCTTCTGCCATTTCAAGTGTGATGTAAAGCACGTTCATATTTTGCAAAAGACAATTCGCAGCGTGATGGCACATAAACAATGACTTACCAACACCAGTTCCTGCCATCACAACGTTCAAAGTTTTCATCGGAGTACCACCACCTGTAATCTGATTGAACAGGTCAAGATCGAACGCAATCTTCTTTTCTTTTTTCCGATAAAAGTCATAACGATCTGTTGAATCATCAAGATAATCGTGTCCAATGTGTGTGTCGAAAGAAACGGCAAGGGCATCAGACAAGATGCTAGGAATCGCCGTTTCTTTCTTATCATTGGAATCACCCTTAAAGATTGAAATAGATTCATTAATTGCATTGAAGATGGCACGATCTTTACAGAACTTTTCTGTCTCATCAACAACCCAATCAAGATCAACATCTTCTTTAGAGTATGATTCAACGGTTTGCACACATTGTTCATATAATTCACCATTAAGTGTTGTGTCATTCTCTAACATAACACCAAGTGCCGTCATGGATGGTGGTGAATTGTATTCATCCACATAACTTTTGATATGTGAAAAAACTTTCTTATCAATTTCATCTGAAAAGTATTCCTCCTGAATGAAAGGAATAACTTTCTTGGTGAACTCATCGTTGTGAATGAGATTTTCTAAGATGACAGTTTCTCTGTCTTTCAATCTTCCCGTCCAATCTGTTCGCTAATTGCAGAGAAAAGAACATTCGTCAAAAATGCTTTGAGTTCTTCCGTTTCTTTGATCTCCGCTTCTTCTTTTGTCTCAATCTTGTAATCAAATTCAAGAGACATACCAGCACCGTTTTCAGCGAATGTCATGTCAATGTCGGTGAACTCCACGATTGCATCATTCATCTCACCACCAGTAAATGACAGAGCAAGAAATCCATCATCCTCTCGAAGAACATTGAATGAAGTTTCATTTTGAAGTTTTTCATAATCAATTGCCATATCTAAATTCCTTTCGTGTGAACTCATCAATCTTGTCCAGAACTTCTTGTGTGTAATACTTTTCTGGATCATTGTTGATTTGCTTTTCAAACGCAGTCTTACCATCAGGCAGTTTGATGCGAGTCGAGACTTTCTCGAACACACCAGCACCAACAGCAAAGTCAACGAGTCCATAATACTTGTTCAGTCCTGTCTTATAGTTGAGTTGCACTGTAACCTCTGAATTTTCTTTCGTCAACCTTCCTTTATAAAGTTTGCAACGAATTAAGTTACCAACAACATCAGTTCCGTCTTTATCTTTTCTCTTCGACAGATACACGATGGTTGAAGCGGCATACTTTAAACCAGAACCACCAGACATTTCTTTGGTTGGAACGTAAGCACCAACAACATCGTAAGTGTGGTTTGTCATGATCATCGGAACACCGACTTGTCCGAGTTTCAAAGTAAGAACACGGAACGTTGACTTAACAAGTTGTGCCCGAGTCATGTCACGAACATTCTTACCGTCCGAAATGTCATTCACTTCTTTGTTGGTGGGAAGCATACCGAGGGAATCGAGAACAACCATCATTGGCTTTCGATCTTTTTTATCAGTATTTTCGATACCTTCGATAATCTTGAACGCTTGTTGACGGAAGTTCTCCACGGTGTCAACAGGGAACACAGCAATCCGTGATGGATCAACACCATGATCTTTGAACATGTCCGAAGTCACCGCTTGCTCTGAGTCAAAGTAAAGAACAACAGCGTCTGGGTTCGACTCAAGAAAAGCCTTTACCACTCCAATGGAGAAGAATGTCTTTCCGGTTGCTTGTTCTCCTGCGAGTGCGAGAATCTTGTTGTCAGGAATGCCCCCGTAAATACTACCGCTAAGAAGAGCATTAAAAGCATAACTGCCGGTATCAATAAAACCATTAATATCACTCTCAATACCACCTTCAACAATAGACGCATATTCATTTCCTGATTGCTTAATAATGTTATCTAAAAAACTCATCCGATTGCATTCTCCAATTTTTGTTTAATTGTTCTAAACATATCCACCTCTTCGATAATACTTTCAAGACTTTGAGCCGTGGATGCATCTGAACTAATCATTTTCTTATGAATAGTCAAGAGATCATTCACTCTCTTGTCAAGAAGTGGCACAATTTTTTCTAATTCGTTTAACGTTAATTTCATCCAAAGAAATCCTCCAATGATGCTCTTTTCTCGTAGTCCCACTTGACGACACCAAGAATGTTTCGCAGGGGATCGAGAAAAGATTTTTCAAACTGTTTTTCATAATCAATAAAGTCGATTATATCAAACTCTTTCGGTAATGTCGAGACAAAAGAAATAACATGATCTCTACCATCAAAACCACCAAAGGGATTTGGTGACTTCAGGTAAATAAATTTAATCTTTTCACCTTCATTAATTGTTTCGTATTTTTTAGTCAACTTATGTTTCTTCAGATAATAGTTGAACAGCAATGATCCCTTAACGGCAATCGGTGTTCCCTTCTCATAGATTGTTGACTTGTTAGAGTATTTAGCCAAGCCATTACACGACCGAGGAAAAGCAATCTCTTCTGGTGCAGCACTCATAAACTCCTGTCGAATCTCCTCGACTTTTGCTTGTAATTCTGACTCGGTCCCTGTGAGAATAAGAGCGATGGTTTCTTTCAACGCACTTCTGGCAATCTGCGGTGTTGAAGATCGAGTCGTTTCGATTCCCATGATCTTAAGTTTGGGAGTATCGTAACGAATGCCTTCGGAGTCATGCACGTTGAGCATGTATCTCTTCTTTGCAGTCCAGATGCCGACATCAGCGATAACTTCTCGCTCCATCACCATCTTATTCTCATAAGCGTTCATCTGTTCTGCCAGTAACTTGTAGGATTTGTCAATAAACGGCTGGATGATTTCTGCACAGGACTTGTTGAGGAATTCAACCACCTTCGACTTCGACTTGTTGGGACAAACTTTATCCACAAGATTCCCAAGACGAAGATAAACAGAATCTGTATCACTTGCAACAACATAATCAAAGTCTCCTGTGTTAAGAGTTTTGTTCAGAAACGCATTCAGTTCGTTTGCGATATGCTGAATCGAAAGTTGACCGGACATCGTAATCGCTTCTGCCATGTCAACGTTGAAATAACGGAAGTATTCATTACCAATCGCACCATAAGCGGAGTTCAATTGAATCTTGCGAACCAACTGGAAGTTATGATACTTTGATATGTCCTTCTTTAGTTTGTTTGTGTAACCCGCTCGGCCGAGAGAAGGCATGTTCTTGTTTGGAAGATCCTCCAACTCTTTCTGTGACTCGATCATTTTCTTCTTGAACGACTTGCGTTCGAGATACATCTTTTCCATAAGTTCAGGAAGGAACCCACGAACATCTTTGCGATAGCAGGTTCCGTTCGCAGCAACAGAATAACCCTCAGATGCAAACTGTTTAATCTTTTCATGACACGGTGGATTATTATTGAGAAGATTATCCACTCCGATCTCAAACCGATCATCCTCCGACTTGTCAATCATTGTTTCAGGACTGATGTTGTACTGCATAATCAAGTGAGGGTACAGACTGTTCAAGTCAAACGAAACAATCCATTCGTGTTTACCAACGAGTGGCTCTTTCACATAAGCACCAGCGTATTGTGCGTTCTTTTTCATTCCCTTCTTGGATGGAATCACAATGTTTCGTTCTGCAAGGTAATGGTAGATGATCTGATCCCAAGTTCGGACTTGAGAAAACACATCCATGAAGTTTACCTTTGCAGAATAGGCAAGAGCAAGTCCAAGTTCAATGAGTCGAAGTTTATCTTCGAGTCCTGTCACTAACAAAGTATCTTTGACATTGTATTCCATAAACTTCTGAAAGTCTTTGCGATAGAAGTCAGCGATACTGCCATACTCTTCATATGAAATCTTCTGTTCACCGAGTTCAACGAACGCAATGTGATCCAACTTATATGACGCTTGGTTCACATAGGTAAACTTCTTGTAGAGATCAAGGTAATCAAAGTTAGCGACACCTGTGATGTCATACATTGTTCTTGTTCGTCCCTGTACGGTGACGGGACGCTCGTTTACTTGCTTCCACGGAGACAAACGATTCGCTTGCTTTGTGCCAAGTAAGTGTCGCATTCGGCAATAAAGATAAGGAATATCAAAAAAGGTAATATTCCAACCTGTCATAATGTCAGGATCTTTTTGCTCCCAATAGTCAAGGAAGTCGAGAAGAAGTTGTGCTTCGTCATCATACTTGGTGCATGTGTGTTCAGGAATAGAATACTCACCCAAACCAAACACACGAATCTCATCACCAATTTGCAGTGTGATTGCAATGATTGATTCCTCTGGATTATCTGGGTTGGGGAATCCGTTATCACAAGTCGTTTCGATGTCAAAGTTGGCAATCACAATCTTGCTCGGATCATAGTCAACGTCCGCACCGAAGTGTTGCTCACCAATAAACTGATATGCAAAATCCATATTCCCATAGACGTTGAAACCAGAAACGTCGTCATACTTATTGACAAACGCTCTGGTTTCATACACATCACCCGGCTTTACCGGCTCGACATGTTCACCGTCTAGGGTTTGATACTGTGTTTTCTTTTGACTTGTAACGAACAGCGTCGGATAGAACTCAATCTTCTTCTTGACACGCTTTCCGTTTTCAATGCCACGGTAAAGAACATTTCTGCCCTTCACCGTAACACAAGTATAAAAGTCACTCATTCGATTCCTTCTCACCGACGTATGCGGACAACAAAACCATGTAGTTAATAATATCAATACATGAGTCATGGAACGACTCATTTTCAAGGTTCATTTTACCATGTTCAATGAAAGAACTCAAGCGGGAAATCTTATCAATTACACGGACAACCATACCTTGCTCGGTGGTACAAATACCCATTGCCTCAACTCTGGTAAAGTTTGCAAACGGCTCTAGTCCATCGTTTCCGGCATAATCTTTATTCTTCAGTTTCATTAGTTCTCGTGCCTCTGTGCAAAGTTTTTCATGTGAGGCAAGCAATTCATCTCGTGTCATTTATCATTTCCTTTCATGTGGTATCCGTGTTTCATAAAAAATTCAAACTCTACTTCACAGCCTTCTTTTATTTTGTCTTCAAACTCTGCGTCAGGATCAACCCAACACGAATGGTGACAAAACATTTCAT